ATGGCACTACACTTGTCACTTGCAAGTGTAAATCAAATTGCACGTAAGTTTGGTATTGACCACACAGTGTTTGCACTGGAGGGGAGATCGTGGCGTAAGGATTTTTACAAGCCTTACAAAGCGAATCGTGCAGTAGCGCAGCAAGCAATGACCGAAGCAGAAGCTGAGGAGAACGAACTTTTTTGGGATACATACGAAAAGTTTACTACGTATCTCAAAGAAAAAACCAACGTGTCTGTTATTCGGCATGAGAATGCTGAGGCAGACGATATTATCGCACGTTTTATTACATTACATCCAAATGATCAAATATATATTATTTCTAGTGACACTGATTATTACCAGCTCATATCTGATCGTGTCCACCAATACAATGGAGTTACCAATCAACTCATCACCCCCGAAGGATTCTTTGACGATAAGGGGCGTCAAGTTGTAGACAAGAAAACTAAAGAGGTTAAACTCTTTGGTGACCCGGAATTTATTCTCTTTGAGAAGTGTATACGTGGTGATGCTACTGACAATGTGTTCAGTGCGTATCCGGGCGTCCGCACAAAAGGTTCTAAAAACAAAGTGGGTCTTACTGAAGCGTTTGAAGATCGTACTAAAAAAGGCTTTGCTTGGAATACGATGATGTTACAGCGTTGGTCTGATCATGACGGTGTTGAGCATCGTGTTAAGGATGACTATGAACGTAACCGTACACTAATTGACCTTAACGCACAACCCGATGACATTAAAGCTAAGGTTGATGAGGCTATTCGCAATAGTGTCCGTACTACTACAACTCCGCAAGTTGGCGCGCAATTTCTAAAATTCTGCGGCAAGTACGAACTGACTAAAATTTCAGAACAAGCAGAGGCATATGCAAAATGGTTAAATTCGCCCTATACCGGTGAATTGGTTAAGCTACCCGAATTGACATAAATACTTTAAGGAGTAGTTATGTCTAATGCTTATTGTTCGCCAATTTGATGGGATAACCCAATATGTCGTGTGCAACGAAGCCGGAGACTGTCTTATTGTCACCACAAGTAGCAAAATAGCTGAATTTGTTGAAAGGCATATTAAGGGTGTACCACGTGAGTTACGGTTGAATGTAGGCGGAGACCCTGGCACAAAAGTTGAAAAGAAACTTTGGCATCATATAAAAAGATACACAAAATGATTGAGACCCCTTTTCCATTTCCTATTAGTAATGTCCAAGAGGTGTTTAAGATAAAAGCAGTTCCTTCTATTGACGGTACGAGTATTAAAAATACAGTTATAACAGAAACGAGTTATCCTGAAGGTAATTCTACAAGGAGAGTAGAAACCTATTCTGTTACTGTATATGATGCTACTGGTAGACTTAACTCTTATCTTTTTGGTTACAATAATGTTGATCGATTAGTTTAATGTATTCTGTAAACATTCGTAATATTACTGAATTAGGTGATATTGATCAAATATTTGATGAGGCAATACAAAATTGTAAGTCAATAATCGGAGCCAAATTTTCTCATGACAAGCAACATGAGGCATCTTATGTGCTAGAAATTTATTTTCTCAATCAAGCTGATGCAATTGTGTATGAATTAAAATACCTATGAAACTTATTAAATTAGATTATTCCAAACAGTTTGAATTTTTATTTGATTACTATTATGATAATATACATTGGTCTGATAGTGAAACGATTCCTAATTCCTCTTTTGCAAAATGGTTAGAGGAAGAATATGATGCTGTTTATAACTTTATGGATCAAAGTATCTTATTTAAAGATGACAAAAAATATACACATTTTTCATTAAAATGGCTATGACATATCCAATAGCAAATAAAAAATTTAATTACGTAAACATATGACATTTGATATTATATTATTAACAGACACACCAGATTTCCCTAGATGGAATAGAGGTTATGGTGCGCATCGGCTAGCAAGCCATTTACGTTCTCATGATTTTTCTGTTCTTGTTATAGATTTTTCTATGGCATTAACTTTTGACTGTTGGACAGAAATATGTAAGTATGCAGTTGGCTCAAACACACAGATGATTGGCATCAGCACTACATGGTTGCCTTATAAGAAACCTTTCATTAATAACGAAAAAATAAATCTTTCCCCAAACTGGAGTGATTGGGGGACAGACATGTTTCACAAGCCATATCCGGACAAGTCATCTTTAACATTAGATTTGGTTAAAGGAAATGCTCAAAAATGGTTTGATGTAGCTAGGGCTATAAATCCTAAAATAAAGTTTATCGCAGGCGGTGCTAAAATAGATTGGTACTTAGATTTACCTGTTGATCATTTTATCAATGGTCAAGGAGAAAATCAGATTATTGATTATCTTACACAGCCAAAACGTATTTGGCCATCTTTAATTGCGCATGACACAAAATCAAATTCAAGAGATTGGGGCTGGACTACCAGTTCAACTGTTTATACAAAGTATGATCAAATTCAATCAAAAGAGATTCTTAATTTAGAAACAAGCCGAGGATGTCGTTTTGCCTGTAAGTATTGTTCTTTTCCATTAATAGGAAATAAAGACCTTGCTAGTTATTTAAAAACAGAGGATGCTATTGTTAATGAATTAATTAAAAATTATGATAAATGGGGCACTACTAGATATTACATACTTGATGATACTTTTAACGATAGTGACGAAAAGGTACAACTAATAAATCGTGTGAGTAAACGCTTACCTTTTGAATTAAATTACTGGGCTTACATTAGGATTGACATGCTAGCACAGAATTATGATACAATACCTCTTTTACTTGAGTCAGGTTTACGTAGTTGTTTTATGGGCATTGAGTCGTTTGATCCCAAAACTAGTAAATTTGTTGGTAAAGGAATGAGCGAGGAAAAACGCAAGGATGCATTATACGAATGTAAACGTGTTTGGGGAGACAAGGTAGGTATCAGAGCAGGCTATATTGTAGGATTACCTTTTGAAAATGAAGAATCGATTCGTAGACAAGCAGAATGGTTCGCCGAAGAGGGTAACCCTGTTAATCAAAGCGTAGAGTATGCTCCACTAATGATCAATCCTCCAGGAGTATTTCCAAATAATCCAATGAGTGATATTGATCGTAACTATGACAAATATGGATATACGATAGCTGATATGAACAAACATTTATTTTGGACAAAAGATGATGGCACTGACATTAAAACTTTTGAACATGCATATGAGATAGCAGTTGAATTATCACAACGATTTAGAAAATCCTCTGTACATGATGTTATCACAAGTGATAGAAACGGAATAAGTGATCCTATCTCTGAATATTTTACCCCATTACTTTCTATGTTAAAAAATGAATCTTAAGGAAACATACTTTCCAATTAAAATTTATTGGAAAAAAGGCGATACATTATCAGCTTGGGATGAAAAATGTATTGAATTAATAGAAATGTTTGGGTTGCCAGGTGGCAGATATGTAACAAGTTTTTGTGAAGATTTTTTAGAAATAAAATTTTACAAACACGAAGATGCAATGTTAGCAACCTTACTTTTATAAAGTTTTAAATTTTATGCCTTTCGATGTTATATTGTTTACTGATACATCTAATTTACCTGCATGGATTAGAGGATATGGAGCACATAGATTAGCAAGTCATTTGCGAGAAAAAGGTTTTACTGTGCTTGTAGTAGATTTTTCCAGTTACATTAACTTTGATCTTTGGAAAGAAATCTGTAATTATGCAATTACTAGTTCAACCAAGTTATTAGGATTTTCTACTACATGGTGGCCTTACAGAATGTCTGGTAATGAGTCTCCTAGATTTGCGAAACAAGCACTTGCAAAAGCAAAATCCGTCTCAGATCCTACATTAATAGAATCTGCTGTCAATGGTACACTTGATAGTTGGATTAATTATGCAAAAACTTTAAATCCTAAACTTAAAATAATTTTAGGAGGACCAAAAGTAAATTTTTATTTTGATGTTCCAGCAGATCACTTTATGATAGGATATGGAGAAACTCAGTTTGAAGATTTATTAACGCAACCTAGAAGAATATTTCCTAAAATAATAAACCATGATACTGAAGCAAAATCAAAAATATGGGATTTTAAATACAGTAGCACAATTTACACAGAATATGATCAAATACAACCTTATGAAAAATTAATGATAGAGTTTTCTAGGGGATGTAGATTTAAGTGTAGTTTTTGCAACTATCCTCTTATAGGTAGAAAAGACGTTTCTAATTACGTAAAAGATCCAAATGTTATCTATTCAGAAATGCTGTATAATTATGAAAAGTACGGTATTAAAGATTATTTTGTAGCTGATGATACGTTAAATGATTCAGTTGAAAAATTAGAGCAAATTGCTAAAGGTATAAACAAATTACCATTTAAGCCTAACCTATCAGCATATACAAGATTAGATGTTATGGTAAAAAGTCCAGAACACGTGAGTTTATTAAAAGACATAGGCTTAGCTAGAACATGGATAGGATTAGATTCGCTGCACCCTGTTGCCTCAAAAAAAATTGGCAAGGGTATGAGCGAAAATCTTAAAAAAGAAATGCTATATAAACTTAAGGAAGAATGGGGGCAAAACGTTACAATTGATGTAGGTTATATTGTTGGATTGCCAGAGGAGCCTCGAAGTTTTATAGAAAAAGTTGCTGAATGGATAAATGAAAAAGATAGCCCTATATATAATGTAGAATTTATAGCTTTACTTTTAGTACCTCCTAATACAGTTTTACAATATTCTCCTAGAAGCGATATGGATATTAATTATGAAAAATACGGGTATCAGATTCCTAATATGGAAAAATTTTGGCAATGGACAAAGCAAGATGACACGGACATTTATTCCTATGATCAAGCAAATACGCTAGCCGTACAATTAAATTCAAAAAAAATTAAAAAAGACTATACCCCTAATATGGAGGAAAATTCAGAGGTATACAAAAATCCAGATTGGTATTTTGCCGGTTTGCTTTCAAAATTAAAAAAATAATAGTATATAATATGAAACCTATATTAAATTGCGAAGAAGGTGATGTGTATGGAAACACATACTATGTCGTTCAAGTTAATGGGCGACCTACCTACGGCGATTATAGTATTTGGGAAGATATGGTTGGTTGGGTTACTACAACATTTGGACCTACTGCGCCTGATGGTGTATGGACTCCTGGTATGCGTTGGTATGTTAACAATGCACGGTTTTGGTTTAAAGAAGAATGTGATCGTGAGTGGTTTATCTTGAGGTGGTCGTGAGTTTAGGTCCAGAATGGAAATATCATATAAAAATATGTAATCCAGATTGGCATCTTGCAGAAGTTTGGTGCTATGATAATATAGGTCCTTTCGGAGAAAATTGGTATAAATTAGGTATGGATATTGCGCATCTCATTGATTTAAAGTGGGAAACGGTATGGTATTTTAAAAATGAAAAGGATTACATACTGTTTTCTTTAGTATGGGCTTAACGATGAAAAAAATATTACGCAGACGAATTCTTATTCGTGAATATGATTATAATAAAATTAAAACAAAAGCTACGGCTAAAGTAGATAGATACGAAACATTATACGACCGTAGCACCTTTACTCCTCTCAGAAAAGATGATTTAGAAAAAGAATATTTGGTGTACTTGTTGACCAAAGATGAAAATGATGTAACCATCAATCCAATGAATAGTTGGAAACCAACTGAGTATCCAGCCAGTTATCTATGGCATGTCAAAAAAAGTTTATACAACGAAGATTATGCAAGATGGAACTGTAGATTTGATGATGAAGGATTTCTTACAGTTCAATACAACAAAGGTACTCCTGAAAGTATGATAGGTTGGGCCGTGTTTGAAAAAGAATATTAATGAGACACAAAACTTATACACATACATTTACTCCTAAAGATAATAATGATGCTGCCGATCATATTAAATGGTGCCGTAGAAATTTGGGTCTAAGAGGAAGTGATTGGGATTTCTCAGGTCACAAACGACTTGACATTGTAATCTATAATGAAAAATATATACCCTTTTATAAACTAAAATTTGAATGACCAAAACAGTTGTAAATATTAAAAAACACACGTATACTTACACAGAGAGGTGAACTATGAACTTAATTGCTAAACCAGTAGTAAAAGATCAGTACTGGATCGTCACAGACGGTGAGAAAAAAGTAGGTAATGTATTAGCTAATGGATCTGGGTTTCAAGTCAAACTCGGAAACACAAAGAAAGAATATCCTAGTACTAAAACAATTGCTAATAAAGAACAGATTGAATTTGTTAACTTTAAAAAAGTAGACAAAAAAAATCCAAATCCATACGATCACTACCCTACTTCAGGGAAGGTATACAATTCAATACTAGACGTTAAACGCAAGATACATTTGTACACAAAGACAACCAAAAGTAAATGTTATTATGCAGCGGGTTGGTATGCATTAAAACAGGGGACTGAGTTTACTGCTGTACTCTGTCCAAAATATATCTTTGTCCAAAGGTATGAATGCTATGGTCCATTTATGACCAAAAATGAAGCAGAAAATGCGATAAATACACTATGATTAATATCAAGAAATTTATTGATAAAATAGCTAGTATGGAAGGTAAACAAGGAAGGGATGTTGTTCTACCTATAACTGAAGCCCGCGCATTGCGTGATGAGATTACCAAATTACTTTTAGACCAACGTGAAAGTACTCCAACCCCATCGCAAAGAGATAGTGAGCCAATTCAGTTAGAGGTTAAGGGCGGACGATGGTAACTTAATGGGAAGAACTCAACCAAAAGTAATACTTGAGATAGTAGATAAGTCTACTTACAAGAATGATCAAATCGTTGAAGCTGCAGGAATATGGGCAGTCTTTTACGACGGGCAACCTATCAACCTCAAAAGCCAACATTACCTAGACGCAGAAAGCGTACCAAAATACAAAAAGACAAGTTTTAGTAATCCAGGACACGCAAGAAATTTGTGTAGGAAATTAAATCAACAATTTAAAACAGACAAGTTTAGTGTTGTGTTTATGAATTCTGGAACTAAGGTTTACCCAGATGACTAGAGATTCTATTAAACGTAGAATAACCAAAGCTATTCTAGCGCAGATTCCAAACAATGATATAGATTTAGAAAAAGCCATGCGAACTTTTTGGCTTGATATTAGAAGTGAGGGCGGCCTACGATTAAGTGATACCGGCGATAAAGCATTCAAAACTGCAGATATAGAAAGCTTTAATTTTCCCTTTAGATTGCAAAGAATAACAGATAAAGAGCCAATCTACAGTTATCAAAATCTAATGCTAGATTTAAGTTTAAAAATAAATTGTCCCTACTTCATTGGCAGACATAAACCCACAGAACCATATCTTAAAATCTATGATAGCAAAGTGGCTATGATGGTTAGTTTATATGGCGATATATACGAATATTTGCGGAATACTCAAATAAGGCGTAAATAGTATTACGGAGGAATCATGTCAGAAGAAAAGAAAAGTAAGAATCCATTCATCAACATGGCTAACGCAGCAAAGAAAGCAAATAGCTTTCCTAATAATCAGCAACAAACCAAAGTTCCAAAACCCAGCAAAGGGTTTGGTGGGGCAAACACAATGAGAAAAACAGGGAGGGGACGATGAACTACTTAGCAATATTAGCACTAGTTTCAATACTAACAGTGCCACCGGCATTTGCAGCAGACGCACCAAATGCACCAGTAAAGAAAGGCAATCTAATGCTAGCTAAAAAGAAAGACCATAGCAAAGCAGCAAAACCAGCCAAAAAAACTGAGAAAAAAGCCGAGAAGAAAGCCAAAAAGTAACACACTAGATAAATAGTTTTACAGTTACGAGGTTCTGCAAAAACCTCAACTTAAACACACTTACAGAGGAGAAAATTATGTTTAATTTCAATATGTTTGATCAGAACGCATTTAAAGATTTCTACACAGCAAATTTTTATATTGATGCACTTCAACACACCAAATCTAATCTAACTGATAAAGTTATCGCAGATCCAGTTTTAAATAAAGCAGCACATACCTTTTTAGATGCACAAACTGTTTTTGCTAAGATGATTGCACAAAATACAACTACTATAGCAAAACATAGCGTTGATTCTATGTGCAAAACTTATTTCCCACAAACTACTAAGTCAAAGGCTGAATAATTATGCCTTGCTTAAACTGGGTAAAATCCGTAGCTTCGGCTATGGTATCTAATCACTACGGATCCAAGTTAGAAAATTATATTATTAGTAGAAACCCCAAATCTCTTGCAGATGTAGAGGCGTATACATTAGAATATGAAAGAAAACTTGCAAATGAACATTTTAAATTTTACGGAGACACACAATGAGCGATTTCACACCAAAACTACCAGAAGTTAAATTCAACAAAAACGGATACGAAATCCGTACTGACATTCTTGCAATGGCTAAGGATCTTGCATTGCAAGATTTTCACATGAAGTATTCAGGTTGGGAAGTTACTGCAAAGCGTGATGAAAAGACAGGTCAAATCATCAACAAAGTTGAAATGCCTACTTTTCCTGGACTAGAGCAGATTTTGGAAAATGCAGAAAAGATGTATGCATTTGTCAATCAAGCAACTAATCCAAATAAAAAATAATTTTTATTTTTTGTAGAAATACCCGGCTAAGCCGGGTATTTTTATTTTGACATTCTCATAACATTCATATATAATTTACATATGAATAACCTTACCCTATACTGTAATTGCTACAACAAACACGAAAATTTACATACACAATTTGACCAAAAAAATATTATGTGTGGCTCTGTAAATTTGAACTTAGACTATAAAGCAGAACTACTTAGCAAAAACTTTTTATTTGATGACACTGGAGACAATATTTCGCACCTCAACGAATACTTCAGTGACCTTACAGGTTTGTATTGGGTCTGGAAAAACACTGACCATGAATTTGTAGGCACTAATCAGTATAGAAGATTTTATGATGACAATGCCATAAAGCAATTAAAATATGACGATAAAACAATTTATGTAAGTGAACCATATAGCTTTGGTAAAAGCAATACATATGCTCAATATGTTTATAATCATGGAGAAATGGGTCTACTAATTCTAAAAGAAGCAGCAAAGAGAGGCAAAATTAATTTAGACGTAGCACTTGTAGATAAACTAAGAACGATAAATTTTCTATCACCTGCAAATATGTTTTTTACACAAAACAAAGTATTCAATAAACTTTGTTCTATCACGTTTGAAATGGTGCTTGAAATTTACGAGGGTACGAAATATAGTTTGCCATATATACAAGAACCAATTAAAGATGCACCCGGCTACAACAATAATAGAGTGCCAGCGTTTTTAGCAGAAAGAATATTAAACATTATCTATATTGAAAAAGATTATTATTTAGGTAAGGACTACAATATAGTTTCAGTTCCATGGAGACATTATGCATAACATAGATTTAAAAGAAATTAGTAAAAGTTTTTTACCTCCGTATATAAAAAATTACGATAACTTTGACGCAAGTAAAGACAATGTGTTATACGGTGGCCCTTACTGGGATCACAACGAAATACATGCAATACTAGAATCAGTACTCACTGGTGATTGGATAGTGAGTGGTTCAAAAGTAGAAAAATTTCAAGACGAGTTTGGCAGTAAATTTAATGTTAAGTACTGTCACATGGTTAACTCAGGCAGTAGTGCAAACTTAGTTAACATAGCAGCGTTAAAGAAACGTTTTCGTTGGAACGACAATGATGAAATTATCGTTAGCCCAGTTGGCTTTCCTACTACTATTGCTCCCATAGTTCAAAATAAACTTGTTCCGAAATTTATTGACATTGAATTTGACACATTAAACTTTGATGTAAACTTAATTGAAGCAGCCATTACTAAGAAAACAAAAGCAATCATAGTTAGTCCTGTATTAGGTAATCCACCTGATATGGATAAAATAAAGCAAATATGTGATGATAATGGATTGCTCTGCATCGGTGATAACTGTGATAGTTTAGGTACATTATATAATGGTAAACATCTAAGTGATTACTACTACAGTTGGAGCTGTAGTTTTTATCCTGCGCATCACATAAGCACAGGAGAAGGTGGAATGGTATGTAGTAATGATCAACACCTCATTGACCTTGCACGTAGTATAAGTTGGTGGGGCCGTGACTGCTATTGTGTGGGAGCAAATAATACATTGAGTTGCGGTACTTGTGGTAAACGATTTGATTATTGGTTAGAGAACTATGACGGTATCATTGACCATAAGTATGTGTATGGTAACATGGGCTACAATTTAAAACCTCTTGATTTGCAAGGTGCAGTGGGTAGTGTGCAGATGACAAAGGTTGATGAAATCTGTAAGAAACGTAGATATAACAAAGAGTTTATAGAACAGAAACTAATAGAACATATTGGTATTGTACCTGTAAAAGTTTTTAAAAATGCCGATCCTAGTTGGTTCGGTGTTCCTATAGTATGCAGAAGGCAAGGAGAAAAAGAATTGCTTGTTGCACACTTTGAAAGCAATAAGATACAAACTAGAAACTACTTTGGTGGCAATATATTATTGCACCCTGCTTATAAACATTTAGCTGATTACAAAAAGTTTCCAAATGCAAATAAAGTTTTGGACAATGTTTTCTTTTTAGGATGCAGCCCTTTATACAATGATAAAGTACTGAGTTACATAGAAGAGGTTATTAAGAAATGGTAAACTTATTTGGTAAAGGATTCATTGGCACACATTATGCTGACACGTATGATTGTGTAGTAAATGATAGAAACGACCTTACTATCAAAACAAATGACATACTTTACATGATAAGCACCACAGATAATTATAATGTAAAAACCAATCCTTACCTTGACATTGACACCAATCTTACTACATTGATTCGTGTGTTAGAAAATTGCAAGGGCAAGGATGTTGTGTTTAATTTCTGTAGTAGTTGGTTCGTATATGGTGATGTGCCAAGTCCATATAAGGAAGATAGCTATTGTAATCCAAAGGGGTTTTATAGCATAACCAAACGCACAGCAGAGCAATTACTAATTTCATATTGTGAGACTTATAGAATCAAATATCGTATCCTACGTTTTGCTAATGTAGTTGGGCCCGGTGACAAAGGTGTATCAACCAAAAAGAATGCGTTGACATATCTTATACGTAAGATATTAAAAAGTGAAGATATAGACCTTTACGACGGTGGCAACTTTTACAGAGATTATATCCATGTACAAGATGTTTGTAGAGCAATTAACCTTGTACTAGAAAAAGGCCAACTAAACACAATATACAATATTGGTAACAATGCATCAACAAAATTCATAGATGCTATTGAGTATGCCATAGAAAAATCAGGATCCACATCAAAAATAAACTATATCCCCCAAGCAGACTTCCATAAGATAGTACAAGTTAAAACTATGACAATGGATAGTAGCAAATTAGCAACATTGGGGTACAAACCTCGTTATCAAATTGACAACATTATAGACGAACTTTTGGTTGACAATTAATCCATTTGGGCATATAATGTCTGTATAGTCAATAACAAGGAGCAGCAAATGAACGAAGCACTCATCACTGAACAAGTTCACTATGGTATGTTCACTGAAGAAGGTAATCTTGCTGTTGGTTCAATCGTAAGAACCGCAAAACTGCATAACCTGTCATTCAGTGAAGTTCGCCAGATGTTGGTTGAGTTGTCAAATGTAGAAGGTTTCGGCGAAGTAACCGACACAGCGGTTTATGAATATGTTTATGGCGCACTTTACCCACAAGGAGCTTAATATGTTATTCGTTAATCTTACTGCAACTAAACCAAACGGTGACTTTGCTATTACTTCCAGTGATGTTTTGTCAGAAAAACATCCTGAATTAAGCTTTGCTGAAATTTATAAAATGTTGCTACGGATTGGTAATGAGTATGAGGTGGAGGGTTACCAAGTTTCTTACATTGTAGAGGATTATTAAAATGATAACAGCAGAAAAAGTTTCTAAACTGTCAACATTAAAAGCTAAAGATTTGGATACTGCACTAAAAAATGCAGGATATTCGGCATATGAGCGTCCAATGGACTGTACATTTTTGGGTATAACGACCGGTGGCGATTTTTGTTACAAGTTTATTTACCGTGACAGTACAGAAGATACTTGGGCATACGGTAAACTTTTTGTTAACATAAATGCAACAGGTTTAGTTATTGCCGAATATTGACAATAAATCCGTTCGGGTATATAATGTCTGTATTGTGATTGATAAGGAGCAATAAATGTCTATTCAATTTATCGCAGATGGTGTCAATGGTCGTAATGAGCGTGTGGTCCTGTGGCGTATGGGTGAGTACACATACGAATTAGAAATTGGTACAGGTCTTTATAAAAAGAACTTGAAGTTTCATGAAACCGAGTACTACGAAGCATTGGATGCATTTAATGCTGCCGTAAACAATTATCAAAATTTGGAGAATGTATAATGCCTACTATTAATGAAGTTAATCAAGCAATCATTTCAGGTCAGTTTACTAACGACCAACTTAGTTCAATTGCAATGTCAATTAAGTTTGCCCGCGAACAATTGACCAAACAAAATCGCCGTAGTCTTACAATCGGCAGTGATGTTAAATTTGTAAACAGCCGTACTGGTCAATATGTACTAGGTAAGGTTGCTGCAATTAAAACTAAAAATGTAATTGTAAATGCAGGTTTTACTAACTGGCGTGTACCAGCTAACATGTTGGAGGTTGTATAATGAATAAGCTTGAATTGCTTGCGAATGAAATTGCATTCCTTAATAATTCGGACATGCAAAAGCTTGCAGAAATTTTGGTAGCTGATTATTCTACAAGAGCCGACGCATTGGAAGCACAGTTAAACAATGCACTATTTGACAAAGATTGCCGTGAGGTGACATTTTGAAAAACTTTATATTTGGAACTATTTTTGGCATCATAGTAGCAACAATTGGATTTACAGGTGTTGCTAAGGTGCTTGATAAGGCAGTCAATGTTACTAAAGAGCAGGCAGTAAAAGCTACTAAGGATTAAATATGAGCATTACAAAACAATTAGTATACTTTTTCTTTCTGTTAATTTTTTTGTTTCCAACACTTGTTTTTATAATTTATAAAATTATTAAACAATCTTATAAAGTAAGGAAGTATAATGGGGCTTGATCAATACGCATACGCAGCAAGTAAGGCTAATGCAAAGAATGAATACTACAAAGAAAAGTATGAGCGTGGTAATGAAAACGCAGTTGATCCTACAACTGAACTAGCATATTGGCGTAAGCATCCCAATCTGCATGGTTGGATGGAAGAACTTTGGATCAAGAAGCATCAGCCGGTTGAACCTGACATGATGTTTAACGGTGTTGAACTTGAGTTGACCTTTGACGATATCATGCAATTGGAAGAAGATATTAAGAATGGTAATCTTCCTGCAACTTCAGGATTCTTTTTTGGTAGTAATAGTGATGATTATTACAAAGCACAAGACCTTGAATTTGTGTACGAGGCAAAGTCTAGGCTTTTCCTAGGACAAAAAGTATTCTATAATTCAAGTTGGTAAAGGATAATTATGTCAGCAAGTTGGATTAAAAAATTAAACGAGAGCGATAGTCGCCTACACAAAGAGGATGTTATTAAACAGGCATTAGAGGCTGCTACATTGGGCAGTATTAATGCACAAATGTTTTTGGGCTTTACAAAAGCATGTTACAATCCATATGTAACATTTGGCATCAAGAAAATTCCTGAGACAATTGGAATAGAAGATGCTGAAAATCCTTGGGAAGATTTTAATGAACTACTAATTCAATTAAGCCAGCGTAGACTAACTGGTCACGCCGCACGTGATGCTGTTGCAGAAATTAGTGAACGGTTTGATAGTAATGAATGGAATACTTTCTGCAAGGCAGTATTGGGTAGAGACCTACGTGCTGGCATCAGTGATAAAACGGTAAATAAGATTTGTAAGAAAACTGATTACGAGATTCCTATCTTTGGTTGTCAACTAGCAACTAACAGTGAAGGTCGCCCTGAGATGAAGGGCATCAAACGCCTTGAGCCAAAGCTTGATGGTGTTCGTGTTCTTATGATGGTTCAAATTCAGGATGTTGATACTATATATGTAACTAGTTTTAGTCGCAACGGTAAACACTTTGACAATTTTGGACATATCGAACAACAAATTAAGGATAATGTAGCACACTACTACAAACTACCACGTGAGTTTCACAATGGTTTTATTCTTGATGGTGAAGTAGTTGGTAATAGTTTTCAAGAATTAATGCGTCAAGCAAGGCGTAAAGAAAATGT